ATAGCTTGCGGTCTGACAAGGATCGTTTCTCTACTCTGAACCAAGGGACTGGTGTCTACTGCTTCGATACTTGGGTTGCGTTTTGTCGTAACAATGGCATCCAGACTATCGGTCAATTCCATGACGAGATCATCGCTATTGTCAAAGATGGTGAACAACAAAAGACTGAGGATACGATGAAATGGGCAGTGGAGAGATTGAACGAAAAGTTAGAATTGAACGTAACGCTTGGCACAGACGTGCAGTTTGGCAACACCTACGCAGACATCCACTAATAGGTATAATTTTTTCTCAGATTCGCTTGTATTTTCGATTCTGAGGTTCCTATAGTATATTACCAGCCTAAGGAAAGGAACCCCGACAAATGGCTAAATACACAATGGAAATGGTTCTGGAATACGCTAAGGTATTTCCTGAGAACGCTGACATGGGCGACCCTAATGGCCCTCGTGCAGCACAAGCTATCCACGACAAAGGTGGACAATACATCGTAAACGCTTACTTCACTGACGAGGAACAGATTGAGCTACTCTTGAAAGAGGGTCTTGATCCATCGCCTATGAACTCTGAGCGTATCTTGAGCGGTAATGCTGAGTTTGGTATTGGCAAGTATATGAAGCTGAAGCGTCCAGTGCCTGACAACATCAAAGAGTTCGAGAATAAGCAGGGGACTGTTGAAGTAAACTACGGTGGCCCTGTTGGTGTCGTTGATCTTCGTGACCCTGAGAACAAGCGTTGGTGGTCGTTAGAAGAAGATGGCCCACTAGGTAATGGCACAAAGGCTATGGTTCAGTTTGAGGTTTACAGTCGTGGCGCAGGTGTCCGTCTTGTGAATGTTGGTGTAACTGAACACGTTCCATACGAGCCTATGACCAATGGCAACAATGATGATGAACTGTTTAAGGTGGCATGATGCGAGTAGACATTGACTTTTACTTCGATAAGGAGAACGATGGCTTTGACGGTAGTTCCCGTGTTAGCCGTGATGAAGTGGATGATTTATATGCCTTGGCCCAGATGATCACTGATGCTGTTAAAGGCGCAGGGTTCGATTATGTGGTCAACACAGGCTTCGAGAAAGACGATGGCACTATGCTATTCGGAGAGGTCTGATGTTCAATGGGAAGGTGCTAGTTGACGGTGACATTGTTGCCTATCGTGCAGCCTTCTCAACTCAGGACTTGTTTCCAGAGGATGCAGAACGTAAGGTCGATGAACTTATGGACTACATCCTCACGGAAACTCTGATGTTCCCTGATCCTAACGACTATGAAGTATTTTTAACTGGGTCAGGTAATTTTAGGTATGACATTGCTAAGTCATTCCCTTACAAAGGCAATAGGAAGTCAACTGAGAAACCTATCCATCTGCCTGTTGCAAGGGAATGGCTCGTTAATAAATACAAAGCTATTGTGAGTGAGGGTGAAGAAGCTGATGACCTGATAGCTATCGCAGCCACTAAGTATGGCCCAGATACTATTGTGGCATCTGTCGATAAGGATATGCTTCAGATCCCTTGCAAACACTTTAACTTTACCAAAGGCGAATGGCATGACGTAACTGAGTTTGAAGGCACTAAGTTCTTTTATACACAAATCTTAACTGGCGATAGGGCTGACAACATCATGGGACTATACAAGGTGGGGCCAGTCAAAGCTAACAAGATCCTACAGGACTGCGATACTGAGGAAGAACTCTGGGATGCAGTCATAAAGGCATATGATGGCGACATAGATCGGGTAGTAGAAAATGCTCGTCTGTTGTGGCTACGAAGAGAAGAAGGGGAGATATGGGAACCGCCCACGGACTAAAGCATGGATATCGTTCTGGGCTAGAAGATAAAGTCTCTAAGCAACTACAAGAGTCAGGGGTATCCTTCGAGTATGAGACACTCAAGATCCAATATGAGGTGAATGAGACACGAAGGTATACTCCTGATTTTATTTTGCCCAATGGTATCATCATTGAAACGAAAGGTAGGTTTGTCGCTGCTGACAGAAAGAAACATCTTTTGATCCAACAGCAACATCCACACCTTGACATTCGTTTTGTGTTTAGTAATTCTAGAGCCAAGCTGAGTAAAGGAGCCAAGTCAACATACGCTGAATGGTGTGAGAAACATGGCTTCTTGTATGCTGATAAGGAAATACCTGAGGAATGGTTGTATGAAACTACTAAATCAAGTAAGCGACAACGCCCTAAGTAAGGCTAAACCTTTAACCGCAGAGGAAATCAATGCTAGAGAAGATAGTGAACGCATTTGGGCGACTATTGCAGCTTGTAAACTTGAAGCCCAAGAGCAATGCAGATCAGTCTGGGAAGATGCCTACTGGAAAGGAAAGTCTGACGGGCGTTTCGACAGAGAAAAGTAGAACCCTAATCTGGGGTGTCGTTGATGGGCCTTACAGCATTGATGATTTCCCAGAAGAAGAACTATACGACATGGGCATCGAAGACGGATATGAGTGGATGCTTGTGTGTAAGATCGAAGAGGACGGGGAGATTGGATTAGCTAATTTCTGGTATCCCACCCTTGATGAAGCTAACGCAGTAAAGTGGTATTTCGACAGTAATATCGAACCACTGGAGATTATGTATGATTAGTTGGTTTAAGAAACCTGAGCCGCCTTACGAACCAGAACCCTCAAGGCCAAACTTTGTTCCACGTTTTCAAGTCGAATACTCTACAGACAAAGGCTTTTACGTTTATTTTGGTTGTGGGGATTACCTACTTGCTTCTGGGAAAGTGGGTCTTAAAGAAAAAGACGAGTGTTTAGACTACTTTGAAACTGAGTTTGACGCTATAGAGGCTGTGTATCGTATGGCCTGTAAGCACCACCAAGAGTATATGATTAACAAAAGGCTAAAGCAACAATGGTAGGAAAAACAGCAGTAGTATTCAGTTGCGCTCACACTGACCCTGACGTAGGAAATGAGCGTTTCAACTGGTTGGGTAAGTTCCTATACGATCTTAAACCTGACATGGTAATTGACTTGGGTGATGGCGCTGATATGCGGTCGTTAAACACATACGACACTCGTTACCCACAGGCAGTATGCAGCCAGAGCTATGAGGGTGACATCAACGCTTACAATGATGCTCAGGAGCGTCTGCGGTGGGCTTTCCGTCACCACAAGCGTAAGCGTCCCTTTTGGGTTGGCTTTGAAGGTAACCACGAGAACCGCATTAAGAAGGCTATTGCACATGATCCAAGACTTGAGGGACAAAAATACGGGATATCCTTCGCCCATCTTCAAACAAAGCACTGGTTCGATGAATACCACGAATACCAAAATAGCGCACCTGCAATCGCTGACTATGAAGGCGTGTCATACGCTCACTATTTTAGTTCTGGCAATTATGGTTCAGCTACTTCTGGCCTTCACCATGCTTACACCCTACTACAAAATAGGAACCATAGCTCTACTTGTGGTCACAGCCATAAGCGTAGTATTTACTTTAAGGACAGTGCGCACCCTAATCCTATCATTGGAGCGGTTGTAGGCTGTTATAAAGGCGCTGAAGAGGGTTGGGCAGGTCAGGCTAACCTAGAGTGGTGGAAGGGCGTTCTAGTCAAGCGTGAGCTATCTAATGGTGTCTACGAACCTGAGTTTGTATCAATGGAGAGGTTGAAGAAACAGTATGGGTAAGCGAAGCAATTTCGATAGGGTTGAAAGAGACTACTACCCGACCCCTATTGAAGCTGTGGAGCCGTTGATTGACCACCTGCCGTATAGTTTCGACTATGTTGAGCCTTGTGCAGGTGACGGTAGGTTGGTCGATCACATTACTCAGTTGACACAGGGACAAGGCGAATGTCTCTTTATGGGCGACATAGAACCTCAAGACCCTCGTGTTAATCAGGTAGATGCCCTACAGATTGATTTAGGTAGCTATGGGGTTGTTGACTTCTGTATTACTAACCCACCTTGGAACAGAGAGTTCTTGCACCCATTCATTGAGCATTGGCTTAACGTCTGTCCTACTTGGATCTTGTTTGATGCGGACTGGATGCACACTAAACAATCGGCTATGTATATGACATATTGTCGTAGGATTGTGTCAGTTGGTCGTGTCAAGTGGTTTGGTAATATGACAGGTAAAGACAACTGCTGTTGGTATCTCTTTGATGCAGGTGGTGGGCTTGAGACACACTTTCACGGAAGGATGATATAATGATTAATGGAGACGACATCGAAGCCTACAGTGAGTTGTTTGGCTACTGGGGCGCTGACTATGGCACTAAGGCTCGTGTGATGAATATGACTAATCAGGCTATGGTTAAAGAGTTCTGCGCTAAGTCTGAGCAAGAGCCTGATCCAACACTATACTTTAATCTTGTCGTTGAAGAATATGACGAGGTTATGAAGGCACGAACTGGAGTTGACGAACTTAAGGAACTGGCTGACTTAGTTTACGTTATCTATGGCTACGCAAACTCTCGTGGATACGACCTTGACGAAGCTGTTCGCCGTGTGCATATCAACAACATGGGGCGTATGCTTCAACCTGACGGGACGATCAAACGCCGTGAAGACGGTAAGATCATTAAGAACCCTGATTACCCACAGGTGAATTTGACCGACCTTGTATAAAACACAGAAGAATAAGAGGATCTGATGAACAACTACATATATTATGTTTACCAACACACTGACCCCAGAACTGGAGAGGTGATCTATATTGGACATGGTTGTCGTGGTAGAGCTTGGATACATGGTAGTGGTGGTTCGGTTCTTCGCTCTAAAGAGCATCTCGCACATCTTGAAGAATTGACTCAGGAGGGTTACCTACCTTCTAAGTGGGTTTCTATTCTGATCTCTGGTTTATCAAAGTCAGAGGCTTGTCAGAGAGAACAAGAGAATATACGCCTCTTGCAGCCAACTTACAACAAACCTCAAGGTAAACATCTATTAAAATTAACACCAGAACAATTTTCTCTCTGCTTAGAGATGCGTGAGGATGGGATGCCCTATCACCTTATAGCAGAGGAAGTTGGTGTTAGCACTATGACCGTTTACCGAGCAATTAACAAACAAACAAAAAACATCGGAGAAGATTATGCGGACTAATAACCATGGTATGACAGATTATATGCAGTTTATCGCAACCTCACGCTATGCTCGTTGGCTACCTGAAGAGGGTCGCCGTGAGAACTGGGCTGAGACTGTTGACCGCTACATTGAGAATGTTGTTTCACCATTGGTTGACACAGCTAAGGCTAATGAGATCCGTGAGGCTATCCTGTCGTTGCAGGTGACACCATCTATGCGGGCTATGATGACCAGTGGAAAAGCTCTTGAGCGTGACAACACTTGTGCTTACAACTGCTCCTATCTGCCTGTAGACGACCCTAAAGCATTTGACGAGGCTATGTTCATCTTGCTGTGTGGGACAGGCGTAGGGTTCTCAGTTGAGCGTCAGTATGTCAATAAACTACCTGAAGTGCCTGACCAGTTGTTTGAGAGTGAGGACACGATTGTCGTAGCTGATAGCAAAGAGGGTTGGGCTAAGGCTTATCGTAAACTCTTGGCTTTGCTCTGGGCAGGTGAGATCCCCAAGTGGGACGTATCTAAGGTTCGCCCTGCGGGTGCTAAGTTGAAGACCTTCGGTGGTCGTGCTTCTGGGCCTGCACCACTAGAGGATCTGTTCCGCTTCACTATCGCTAAGTTCAAAGGCGCACAAGGTCGTAAGCTATCGTCTATTGAGTGTCACGACATTATGTGTAAGATTGGTGAGGTTGTTGTAGTTGGTGGTGTTCGCCGTTCAGCTATGATCTCTCTGTCTAAC